ACAATTAGTAATAATTGCATTATCTGGGAGATAAACCCCCAAGCCATATGAACCTACTTTAAGTTCACCAGCATCCACAGCCCCAAAATCTGCATGTTCTGTTACAGAAAATTCAACCTTGACCTGCTTCTTTACGAAATAGTTATTTTGTTTAATCATTATTGTATATTTTAAACGTTAACAGTTGGTAAATTAGCAGAACCAAAGTAGCCGTTCAAAGCTGCTTCTAGATTCGCCTTAGTAGTTGTTCCTGTAGTTGGCACAAATATCCAAGTAAGTCCTTTTCTGAAATCAGAAGGGGAGATAGTTTTAATATCTGAAAATCCACTAGCAATTACATATACATCATAAACAGCTGTGCTTGTTAGCAAGTCGTCAATGTCAACGTTATTAATAATAGGATCTAACAGACGGTTAGAACTATTTAATTGAATATTGTAGAATTCATTCCACTTCAGTTTAATCTGACGAGTAGACCATCCACCCTCAGTACCTTCAGCATCATAAGCTCCTACAGTAGATAAGAAACCACCGTCAAGACCTACTTTAATGTAAGTTTTAACTTCAGGAATTCTATCTTCATAAGCTGTTAGCTCGTCTAGGCCAATAAGGATAATACCATTAGCACCACTAGCATTAGTACCAGCAGTTGCAAGATCTACAGCACATACTTGTGTAGTAGCATCTACATCATTATCAGTACCATCACGTAGTGCAGCAAAAGCTGCAGCCATCTGTGAATTGTCTAATCCAGAACCAGTCTCAGCATCAGTAGAGATACCATAATAAGTTCCTGGGAAAGATACACCACCAGTTAAATCTGACATGTGTGCAGAAGAACTACCATCACCAATAGAAGCACCAGTACCTGAGAAAGAACCTTCAAAACGTACAGCTACTGCAAGAATAGGCTTATTACCGCGTCTTCCATTAGTAGTGATAAGGCGAGAGTTTTTATTAATCTCGTTTACCATGTTTTGAATAAAGTGATCCAAAGGATTAGTAGTTCCTAAAGTAGAGTAGTCAGGAGTTGTGTATTTTACTCTTACACTATCTCTAGCGCCAATAGTAAAAGCTTCATCGTGCCTACGTCCTGCGAAGGAAATATTTACAGAATACTCAGTAAGATTAAGGGGTGTTCCAACTGCGTCAGTAGCACCTGCATCTGCACCTATTACCCAAGAAGGTAATACTGGTGCTGTGTAAGCAGCTCCTTTCCAAGTAGTTGTCTCACGTCCAGCAATCCTATGAGATTTTAAATTAGTTACTCCCATCATACCGTTGGACTTAAAGCCCGGATTTGCAGCATCTGGAGTACCCATAGCAATGTAGATTTCTGGTGATTCTACAATAGTATCTCCACTATTGATAGCTGTGTCCATTGTGTTTGTACCACCTAGACCAGCATGGAAAATACCTAGTTGACCACTAGCCAGGTTACAATTACCTGAAGCATCAGTCAATGCAGTAGACCCATCAGCAACTACAGCTTGATTGCCACTTGCTACTAGAATAGTCTCAAGTGAACGTCTTTTGTTAGCCATTTTTGATTTGTTTAGTTAAAAAAAAATTAGTTTTCATTAAAAATTTTAATTTGTTGTGCTAGGTTTACACTTGGATCAAGAATATGCTCTTTAATCAAAGCTACGGCCCTATCACAGATTTGTTGGTGAATTCTTGTTAATTCACAATTAGTTACGGTAGTAGTACCATCTAAAGAATTATAACCTCCTATATAGATGCGCTTAGGCTTTCTTATATAGTGAGGGTATAAACTATGGATAGAATACTCTCCACCTGTGTAAGCAAATAGACTCTGCTCATCCCCAAAGGGGTTAATACTATAATAACCAATACCCCAAGCATAATCTGGTTTTAGATGGTAATCTGACATAACTGTATTGAGATCATCATCTTGTAAAGGCTTTAAGTTTATAAACTTTTCAGGACACCCACTTTTGTAGATACATGCCCTAATATTTGTTAATTGCAAATAGTCTTGCTCTAAGCTAGAAAGATTAAAATAATAATAAGTCCCGTATATATCTAATCCTTCTACAGGTGTTATAGCTGGTTGTATGTCTGTTGGACTTTTAACTAATAGAATGTTTATATCTTCTATTCTTTTAGAAGAAGCTTCAAAACCTTCTTGTTTTGAGTTATATTTAGACAACCTATAATCTACCTCTAAATCTTGTGCTAAATTTAGATAATGGTCTATTTGAGCAGGATGCAAATCATCCATTTGCTCAGAATCTAATCTGTCAACTGCTTGACGAACTGTGAAATGCATCTGCTCTAATTCCATATTATACTACGTATTTAGCTTTTAATTCGCCTTTAACCATCTTAACCTGATCAGCTTTATTAGGATCCATCAAGAAATTAATAGCGTCTTTTTTATTATGACCAATTACAAGGGATTTAGTATTCCATGTATATGTGTCTTTAACATTAGTTATAACCCTGTTATAAATAAGATCCGAAAGTAAGACTGAAGACATAAGGTATTCTCTACCTTCTGCAGTTTTAGTTTTCTCATAAGCTTCGATAAACTTAGTAGCATCATTAACCTTAGATTTGTAATCAGCATTTTCAATCTTACCACTAAGTAGTGAATAAGCTTGAGCTTCTGAAATTTCTCCTCTTTGCCAGTTAAGATCTTTAACTACTGCTTCTTTTAGAGTTTTATTAAAGGATTCGTCTTCTAACATTGCAATTGCTCTGTTACGTAAACGCTTACTAGCCATAGCTAGTTCCTCATCTTCTTCTTGCAGACTTAAATAGTGCGTAGCAAATGGTCTTTCGTGAGAAAGCCAGCTTTTTTTACTAGGCGCTATATACTTATGGTAACCCATACAAGCCCAATAGAAAACCTCATCTTCGGGTATTGCTAGATCTAAAACAGTAAGACCATCATTAAGTCTTTTTTTGTATAACTCCATATACGTTGCAGGTTCTCCTTTCAACTTTTTCAAAGGTGCTTCTGCTGTGTAATAACCTGGAGATCTACCATGTTTAAATTCTAGAAACTCTTGACGAGTAATCTGTTGCTTATCTGATAGGTATTCCCATTGAGTACTTAACTTACTTTTAGCTGAATCAATTGCTCTGTTACGTTCACTTTTAAATTCTCTATATTTGTCATATAAATCATTTAAAGCTTTTTTATCCTTAGCATTATCACCCTTTTCTAGGCGATCTTCTAATTCAGAAATTTTACGTTTGTATTCTTTTTCTTCCGCTTCTTTACGATCCACATAATGCGGATTATCAACTAAATCAAATAGGCCAGTATTTCTCTTGCCCAACTTAGTGTCATATAGAATACCGTAAGTATAACCTGTATGCAATCCGTGTTTTGTTTTAGTTAGTTTTTTATCCGATCTAGGATCTTTTATATCATCAAGTCCTTGTACAGACTTTCTGGGTATTGTATAAATAAATACTTTTGACATTTGTTTGTTTTTTTCGTGTATTTACCACCTTGTAAGGCTGGGTTTTACCCCAGCTTATACAAGAATTAGTTTTTTTATTTTACTGTACGTCATAGATTAGTTCACCAGTTTTAGAGGTGTCAAGTACTACAATACCTCCAGAGGCTTGTACCCAACGCTCATAACCAGCAATTTTCTTAACAGTCATACCACCTTGGATAGGTCCATTAGGTCCTACAGTTCCAGGAACATAACCGTGAGAATAAGAATCTTTAACTTCAAGATACATTACGTTAGAACTCATATCTGTAGAACTTGGTTTTTCAAAGTCTACAAAAGTCATTCTCCAAGAATCCAACGGCATGTTAGGATAATCAGGGTGAGTTCTTTGGCAATAAGCAATATTATCATATTGAGGTACCTTTACAACACGAACAGAAATACCCTCAGGCCCCTTATAGTGTGTAAATTGTGCTCCAAAAGATAGATTCCTATCACCCATATCCTTGATATAATTAGTATCTACAGTCAAGAAAGAATTAGCAGCATCAGCCATAGCTTCATGGAATGCTAAAGATCCTTGAGTTCCTGTAAATAATACTACATCACGGTTACCTTCGTCATTACGTGCAAAGAAAATGTCCATCAAATAATCTTTCAGGAAGCTTTCGCTTAACTGAGAAGAATATACTTGAGTATGACCATCTGCCAATTGCTGGCGTAGTCCAGGACCACTCTTCTTAACATATTTAGCATTAGGCGGAATGTAGTTGTCCTTACGGCCATAAATAGCTGCTAGGTTCCTACTACGCTCTAATTCTTCATACATCTTCATCTCATACTCAGGAATAAATGTAGTCATCTTATTACCCTTAGAATCTTTTACAGGGATAGAGATACGTCCATGCTCGCGCAAAGCTTTATCTGTTACTGTAAATTCTTGACCGAAAGATCCGATCTGAGACTCTAATTGGTAAGAGCTAGAAGTATACATACTACCAAACTCATCGTTAAATTCGTTAGGAGTAGTTGTCCACGCTTTACAGAAAGCAGAACCTACTTCAAGGAATTCAGGCGGATAAAAACGAGATGTGTCATTATCTTGAATTCTTACTTCATATACATAGCCTATAGTCCCAGGCTCAGGACCAGATAGAATTTGTAGGGGGTACTCATTGTGTACGCCTAACAGGACTTCTGGAACTCCTACGAAATCTTCGTCTACTTCAATACGGAAAGAAGATCCACCGATACCTGGAGTAGCATTACCTGCTTCCAAGTTATTTACAATACGGATGAATTTTTCTTGCGCACCTTGAGCAAACCACCTAAACACATCAATGTCAATTTCGCGTGTGTTACCTTGTCCCCTTGTTAAGCCCAATAAAGGCATAGTCTTAAATCTATTCTGGGCCATATAAACCTGCACCAAAATATCGTCAAAAACATGAGGAGATCCAGTATCAAACGCTGTAGATAAATACTGAGAATCTACGAAATTCCCGGTAAAACCATCATAGTGTTTAATTTTAAGTTGTGAACTTACTGCACTCATTTCATTTGTTTAATTAAATAATAAATAATAAATTAGCCTACCCCAAAGTTATTGGACCAGAACTAGCATCTAGTTTGGCGTGTTGGCTTTCCTTTTTTTGCTTACTAAGCTTTCTAGCTTGTAATGCTTTTAAATCTTTACTTAATTTCTTTCCAGCCTGTTGTTTTGCCCTTGGTACTAAAAAATCAATTTTAAAATCTTCTTTAGCTAATTTAGCTAAAATTAATAGTTCCTCCGGGTTAGAAAGAGCTGTTTGAAGCCTTTGCATTAAAGAAGTTGTGATACCATCCTCTGTCTTTACAGGAGTGAATATAGACGCTTCAAGAGCTTTAGCCTCTTTGTCCTCAATTTCTACCCCCAAAACTTCTTTCGTTTTTAGCAAACTGGAAATTTCTTGTTTTGCTTCTTTTAACCTTTTTTCATTTTCTTCTCGTTGCTTTGCTGCTTTTGCATTCAGAGCATCCCTTTCGTCCTTTTGTATACCGACTAGCTCTTGTCTTGCTTCTTCCGCAGACTCTAAAATTTGACCACCATCTGCTATTCTTTTAATTTCTTTAAGGATTTTTTCCTCAGAAAATCTAGTGGTCTTTGTATATAAATTATAAAGTATAGCTTTTGCTACTTCTTCATCTTCTACAGATATTTGTTCAAAGTCAGGTTCTTGATAAGTCTGGATAAATTCATTTACGTCTGTACCTCCATTCTTAAAGTATTCAACCAACTTTTTACCTTCTTCAGGCATTTCATCATAAAGAGAATCGTATAAAGATGCTCTTTCTAATTCTTTAGATTTTTCTATAGCCTCTTGTAAGCCTTCTTCTGTCGCTTTGAATTCAAAGTCTTCTGGAGTATTAATAACTTTCTGTTCTTTTAGATACTCAAAAATACCTTTTACGTATTCTTCATCTTCTGCAGACTCTTCGGAATTAATTATAGTTTCCTGTTCTTCTTCCTCTTCTTCTGCTGAGTTACCATCTTCTTCAGCTTGTTCAGCTTCTAGTTTGGCTTTGGCTTTTTCTTCTTCCGATAACTCAATTTCTTCTTCAGGAGTATCGTCAATAAAAAATTCTAGTTTTTCATCCATTTTTGCAAATTTAATAAATGTTTTTGTTATTTAAGTTTGTTTTTTAAACACTCGGTTTATATATAGGATAAATGTAAATTAACTCATTTTCTACCCTATAGTAATTAAACATTTCTTCTATTATTTTATCTTTCTGTATCTTATTACTTATAATTATTTCTTCACCATTTTTTAAATTCTTAACTGTTATAGGTAGTTTTGCTTTTAAAATACGCTTACTTGTCTTAAGTACTGAAGAATAGCTTGCCCTTTCTTTTCGAGTTTTAGTTTTTCGCGTAAGTTGATTTTGTCGTAAAAACTTACTTAGATCCACTAGTTTTATTTTTTTGAGCTATCTCCTTCTTCTTAAGTTCCGCATTTCTTTTAGATTCTTCTTCTTTTTGCTTTAATTCTTTTTCTTTTATATCTAATTCTCTATTTGATTTAGTTACTTCGTGTTTAAGTCTTTCAATCTCTAAAACATCTGGAACATTATTATTATTAATATCTTGGTCTTTAGCAAACCCTAGAGCTCTAATTTTCTCAACAGTTATATCTGTTTGATCCTTCATATGCTGAAGTTCTTTCTCATGCTGCATCCTCATCTGCTCTTTCTGAATCTGAGTTTCTTGAGCCATCCTAGTTTGCTCCATAGCATTTTGCTGTTCTTGCTGCTGCTGCATTTCTACTACTTGCTCAAACTTTTCTATATCTCTGATTAGTTCTTGAGTAGAATTCTTCTGCTGAAGCATCTTAATAATCTGAGAAAACTTAGCTTTTCCATGCTGTAGAAGTGGCTGATATAACATCTTAATTTGATTAAAGATTTCAGCATCTTCAGGTGAGTTAGTTAAGAATATCTGAAAATCAGCATTCTCAAACTCATCTTCTCTTACAATTAAAGTTCTTACATTAGATAAAGAATTTCTAGACATCAAAGTATGATACCCAGGCTTCTTTAAACTAGCTTCTATATTAACAGCTTTTTCTAATACTCTCTCCCACAACTTATTGTGTGCAAAAAATAATATTTCAGTAATATTACTAGACTGAATAATAGATTGCTGCGCATTAGTGGCTGTTTCGTATTGCCCTACTTGCCCTTCTCTGGATCTAGAAATACCAGCAACATCACCAATTTGATTATCTAAGTATTCTAACAGTGCTATATAATTACTAATTTGTTGAGTTTGGCTTCTATCTATAGCTTCTGCTGCTCTACCTCTGCTAGATAGTCCGGTAGTATCATTACCCTCATCGTTAGCTAAACTATTATAAGGCATCATATTTAGCTCATTCATATAGTACAAAGTTTTCTCTGTACCAAACTCACTATCTATTTGAGTAGTATCAAACATAATTAATTTACCCTTATCTGCGGCAATTAACTTCTTAAGGTTGTGTATTACAATTAAATACAAATACTGGAAAGATCTCATACGATCCATAATAGAACTTTGACCCGTATTCATATTATCGTAAATAAGGCCATGATATCTAAGTGTTTTATTGTGCACGTTATGAAGTGTTGTTGTTTGATTAGGTATAGGTTGCATATCTACATAAATATCATCTATCTTTGTACCTTCCCAAATCTCTTCTACCCATAACCACTCAATATCTATCATCATAGGATCTTTCTTATCAAATTTAAAGGTCTCATCTACTATAGTAGAATCTGGTTGCTCTTCTTCATTATAATAAGTTAAGATACCTATCTTAGTCATACTACGCCATTCTACATGCATAACATCTACTAGGTTTTCATAAGAATACCCGTAAGATCCTCTATGCCTATCTGCAGTATCTCCAGCAATTAATTGTTTTCTTAAATCATAATCAGTATTATCAAACTGGTATTTCATCTTATTAGACAACCCGGAGCCAGTACTTGTTTGAGTATATTTACCCTCAAGATACTCTATGTCCTTTTCATCTAAATTGTAAGTATCTAATACTTCTCCTAAAGAAGCTTTATACTTAATACCCGCATAATCTCCATCCTGAATATATTTTGTTTCTGGAGATTTATGATAAAATACAAACATCGGATTTAAAATATCTATAGCTAATCTGCCATTGCGTTCTCCTACCCA